GCTTTTGCTAATTGTAACGCTGTCTCTGTTTCATTGGCAAAAGGAACATAAGTTTGATTTGGGTAATAATTAGGTACATCAGAATTAAATAATTCTTCCGCGCGTTGAAATCCTTTTTCTAAATACGGTGCTTGTGTTTGCCAAGGTTCCGTAATTGTTTGTGTTGTTTGCGTTCCTGCACTTTTACTCATTTTAATTCCTTTGTCATAACAATATGTTTAGCTTCATAATCCTTTAATTTTTTTATCCATCCTTTACGTCCGACTAATTCGATACGTTTACAGTTATTATCTTTGGCCCAATCTTCTACTTGTGATGTCATTTGATTTAACCATTTTTTCATATTAGAACCACCAGCTAAGAACCAGCGACATACTTTAAATTTAGGATACTCTATTATTTGCGTTAGAACGGCCGACTCTACTTTATGTGTCCAACTTATCCATAACTGCATATCTTTTTGTAAGATACCGTCTAATAAGTTTTGACCATTATACGAAAAGTCATCATACATGACCGCTTTCAATAATAACGGTTCTACTTGCCCCCATATAATATGAACATTCTTAGGAGGAACATAAGAAATTATTCTATCCGATGATGATGTATTTGTACGTTCTATCTGTTTGACCATTGTTTGCATGCGTTAGTGTTGCGGTTTGTTTTCCTTGTGCGGACACATACAAGCTAGTTATTTCTGCCGACGCGTTTGACGTTGTTGGCATAAATACAATAACACTTTCACCACCTAAACGTTTATCATTTAACGTTGTTGTCGTTGTTGACGCGGTTAAAGTTATTGAGCCTGTACTATTTAATTTTCCATCTAAGGAGTTGTTTGTAACAATGGCTATTTGTCGTCGATGTTCTTCTGCTACTGGATTAGATAACGGTACAGCCTGAAATTGGCCAGCCATTATCGTTTTCCTTCGGGTCTTGCTTCGACATCAACACCCTGCATATTCGTAAAATTTCCATTTACGATAACTCTTAATCGGTGATACCTTGAATTAGTACGTAAAGGACAATCACCAGATGCTTTTACGGTTACGGCACTTCCTGTAGTCAAACTATCTGCTTGGGAGGAACGAGAGATTGGCGTAACTGTTATTGTCGTGTTTTCTCCGTTCGCGTCAACAATTGGACGTGCGTTAATTAACGTTGATCTTTTACCTTCAGCACCTTCAAACTCTGTTGTATCAACGGTAGCGGTCATTGACCCACCCATAAATTTACCAAACTTTTTAGCGCTCGAAAATCCTGCTAAACCAAGGACACCTTCTTGATAATAATATGAGTCTAATGGTCTAGGTAAATCATCTAATGACCCTAGTACATCTAAACTTTCTAATGTTGTAAATGCTTCTTGGGAAGCTGTACCTATAAAGTCTAAATCTTGCCCTGAACATGTGGACCATGAGTCAGTTGCATAATTATAAACCACCATTTTATTATTAATTGTACTAGAACCAGTAGCACCAGAACCACGATAAGAAACAACATATAAACTGTTGTTAGTATCAATAGCCGAACATATTCCATCAAAATTTGACGATAAGTCCTCAAAAAAGAATTCATCAATTTTACCTTTAGATATTGGTGTAATTTTTGAACCGTTAGTAATTTTATAAAATCCATCTTGTGATAAAAAGAATACATCACTACCAACACTTGCAATTGATTTAGGTGCAAAGGCCCCAATATTATCTGCCACTTTAGAAAATTGAAATACTAAAGGTGCCCCAATAAAATCGGCTCTAAAAATTGCTTTATCTGTAAAGATAACACCAAAACTTTCACCTCCTACTATTCCTTGTATATTACCTGAGTCTGGTAAATCTTGGGAGTCAGAAAGAGTAGTCTGTGATGGGGTAAACGTGGTAGGGTCATCTATCCCTGACCATTTTACGCGGTTTGAGTATGTGGTGCCACTTTCATTTGTGTATCCAGCAAAAACAAAGTCTCTTATAACAGCAACATATTTAGCTTTTAGTGATACTAAATCGGCAAAAGCTGTTGATGTTCCTTCTACAAAAGACTGAATATTATCAGCAAAGTTAGTAGCAATAACTCTGTTACCAAATTGGCAAAAGGACCAAAAGTCACGAGCATTTTCTGTAGTTGAGTTATTATAGCCACCCCCCTTGGATTTATCGACAAAGACGATACTAGAATTCATTTGATACAATTTTGTTGCATCACCGCAATAGTTCGTTGTGCCTGATGCACTTAGTTGCGTATGTAATCCTACGGCTGGTCCTGTCAAAGCTGTTGTTGTTAATTCTGTAAATGATGGAAAAGATTTATACCCTTTTGCTAAAGGAATAACATTGTCCACTTTCATGCTTCCTCTATTTTGAAAAGAAGGCATGTCAGACATTAACTGACCGAACTCAATCATCCTACACTCTTAGCTGTCATTTGTAACGGGCCCGAAGAATGTCGTCCTGACTCATCAGATGTATTCGCTACTCTTACAGCTTCCCTATATAATTCTGCCCAAACACCTAATCGTTCATCTTGCATTAAGAAAGGTGCACTTTCTAATAACGATGCATATAAATATAAATCAGGATGGTTAGTTAAAATAGCATTAGTTGTATTGTCATCACTTAACGCTGTTGGTTTAGAATAAAAGGCCCACTCAATAGAGTATGAACTATCAGGAGTAGGACCAAAGTATAATTTTTCACCTATAATTGTTTGATAGATAGGTTCTCCACTTGTAACACCACCATAATTTTTTGTTAATTCAAAAGGTGACATATACCGTAAAACTATTTTTGGTGATGTGTTTAACGCAACATATCTAAACTCTAAAAAGTTAGTTGGTAGATCAATATAGTTTTGACCACCTGTTGCTGTTGATGTGCCAACACTTTCCATAATACGTAAACGTAAATCTCTACCGTGTCTTGCTTCTGCTAATGCAATAAAATCAGGTATGTAAGATGTAAGATCATCGCGGTTTAAATAATTTGCTATTGATGTTTTTAAATTTGCAAATGTATCTAATGCCATTATAATTCTCCGTGATGTGTTCTGAAATACATAAATTCATTACTGTTTAATTTTTGTTTTATTTTTGGCCAATCATTTTTATCAAAAAAATTAATTCCTTCTTTACGCCATTGATCAATTACTACACGAGGAATACAAGCAACATGTTTCATTATATCACCGCTTTGATCAATGTGGTTTATTTCTATTTTATTCATATTTAAAATAGGTTCCACATCTTGCGTTTTATAAATAATAGACTTGTCCTCCGCTTCGTCATAATGAAAGAATTCTTGCACATCGGCTGGATTAAAGGCTTGGTTAAATTTAGTAAAATTTGACATATTTCCTAGGTTTTTTAAGGTTATTAATTATTTATTTGACATATAACATTGTTATAGGGTATAACATTGTTATAAACAAAAGGATAAAACGATGAATAAAATATCAAACAATAACGATCTTGTAAAATTTGCAAGAAAATCTCATGTTCAAATTTATGATTATTTATCTGAAAAAACATCTGCTCATGCTGTTTATAAAGATAAAGAAACTAATAAAGAATATTTAGTTGATATTAATATTACCGATAAAAATAATATTAAAATTAACAACATTGAACAAATAAAGGAGGGGGAATAATCCCCTCCCCTTAATTAAATTTACGAAGTAGTTAAATCAAATACACCACCACTAGCTTTTTCATTTTCACTAACAAGTGTGTACTCAACGATTAATTGAGATTTTTGAGAGTCACCTGTTACTGATAAATCTTGTGTAGTGAATGGTCTTAAATAACCAATCGCCCATTTATCAGACTCTAGGATTAGACAATCTCTTGATCTTACTAATCTGTTTGGAATAACTTTTAATGTGCCGTAGTCACCTCGGTAAACATCAAAATAATCATTGATCGTACCATTGTTATCGATAACACTTCTAGTAGCGTCTGCTCTACCAGTAAAGCCATTCATTTTTCTTTTGTTAAAACTTCCAACATGAACAGTGTCAGGATTTCCACCAGACTCAAAAATTAAGTCTAAAGCACTTGTGAACATTGCTTCAGTAAAAACTGCTTGGGTTCCATCAGTTCTTGCATTAGTACCGTTTCCAGTAGGTGATGCTGGTGAACCAGATGCACCCATAATGTCGTTCGTTGCTATCCAGCTTTGACAAGAACCTAGTTCTCTTGCTGTTGAACCGTTACCAGCAACTTGGCCATTGTTTAGACCTATCATTGCATGTTCCATGTCCTTTTTTAATTCTTTGGACTTGTGTAACATTTGGAAAGCTTTTTCTTTTTTTCTGCCTGCTCTGTTAACCGCATCTAAAGTATTTGATACTACAACAGTTTTATCAGAAATCTGCGTGTAGTTACCTACTCTAGCGGTAGTTAGAGAAGCGTCTAGAGTTGCTTCGTCACCCTCTATTACTTTGTTATCAGCAACACTACTTAAAGCTAGTGTCTGCCATTCATGGTATGTGGAATTAATATTTTGAGTCTTTAACGAAGATAGGAACGGTGTTTCAGTTACCGCTACCATAGAAATTAGATTTGATAAATCTTCTCTATTTCCTACACTGTCATATGAATCAAATGTGTTTGTTGGCTGTGCCATACATTATCTCCTATAGTTAGTTGATTACGTTCATAAACGCATCTAGCATGTCCTCTGACTTGCCAGATTTAGCACGTTTAAAACTTGTGCGACGATTTTCGTAATTAACATCTTCTTTAGAAGTAGGAACACCAGCTTTAGAAACTTTAGGAACCTTGTTTACTTTTTTTCCATCTAACTTAGCTTTCTTTAATTGATTATATTTCATACCTTCTATCGCTACCATAACGGTACGATGATCGGTTAACATGCTCAATTCTTGATCACTAAATCCAATATCATTTAAGTAATTCTTTACACCTAATTTTAGCTTATCACCTTTTACGGGGTCAGCATACTCAGGTACTTTTTCCTGTAACAAAGCGGACTGGGAAGTAACATACTGTTTGTATTTATCTTCTGTCTCTGCTTTTTGTTTTGCTTCTATTTGCTTTAGTTCTGCTTCCGCTTGTTGACGTACTTCTTTCTTTTTATCAGACTCAGCTTTTTGTCGAACGTATTCAATCGGGTCGTTTTTATACAATTGGTCCCAATCAATCTTTTCTTCTGTGTCTTGTTTAATAAAAGATTTTAGTTTTACTGCGTAGTCATCGCGTTCTTTTTTGACCGCTTCCATTTCAGCTTGCGTTTTAGTTCGTTCGGTTTCTAAACCTCTACGTTCTTCTGCTAACTGATGTGTTTTAGTCGAGTAATCTTTTTGCCTACTATATCCTGCAAGAAGTTCGTTAAGGTTAACTTTTTCTTCTAAGCCATTTACTTTGACTGAATAAAGTTCCTCATTAGCTTCTGCTGGGGAGTTGTCGTCAATTTCCTCTAATTCCAAATCGTCGGGAGTTGGTTCACTTTCGGTTGCGTCTGGTTGTGCTTTCGCGTCCTGTTCAGCCGATTGTGTTGGTGCTTCGTTCTCTGCGGTTATAAAGTTCTCGAATTCACCTAATAAGTTTGTTTTTGCTACTGGTTCTTGAACCGTAGCGTCGTCAGTAACCGCTGTTTCCTGTGTAGGATTGTCAGCCATATTTTACCTATTCTTTAAGTATTGTTCCCGTTTCCATAATGGATTGTATTCGGGTTTGTACGGAGTCAAGCATCTTTACCATCATGTAAATTTTTTCTCTTGCTTCCGTATCACGAAGGGGAGTATCTAATAATTCATTGATTAACTCTTTTCGTAATTCTGTGTATGACTCTTGATAAAGCGGATTTTCTATAATTGCTTTAGCGTCATTTGATCGTTGTATTTCTTGTTCTGGGGTCATCTACCTTTTGCCCTGTAAGAGTAAGTACCTTTTTTACCTTGCGGTTGTGCGTATGTATCTTCTCTTTTACTTACTTGTGCTGGTGACGTATATCCTGTTTTTTTTCTGTATTCGTTTACAAATTGACCAACATTTATTTGACCTTTGTCTAATTTTTTATTTAATTTGTCGAATTCTTTTTTATTAGTATTTGAGTTTAAATATGCTTCTGAAACTCTTGTACCTTTAGTATCTTTGTAACGATTAACTCGTTTTTCAGTATTATTATCATCATACAATCTTTGATCAAATTCAGGATTTTTAACTCCAAATTTTGCTATTTCATCTATCATCAATAAACCTGATTTAGACCTACCTCTATTTGCATTATTTAAATTAATTTTAATATCGCCACCTGTTTGCATAGCATCAAGTAAACCTCTATTTTGTAATTCTTGTATTAATTTTTGTCGTCTAGCTTCTTGTCCTTTACCAAATGCTAAAGTTAAATAAGGACTAAACATTTGACCAGATTTTAAATCGTATGTTGAACCTTTACTTGGCAAAACACCTAACATAGAATTTTTTAACCATCCTCTTTGTTGTAAGTTTGCTAAATATTCTTTGTTAGTCATATTTGCTACTTCTTCATCAGTAGGTATAAAATTATCCATTGTAGTAAATCTGTCTGTACCTTCTATTTTAATTCTTCTTTCCTCATCATCAGAAGTATTATTTTGATTTACACACATTGGATGATTAGCATTAGCTGGCATTGAACAAAATACTCCCATGTCAAAATCACTTTCAGGTGTTTCTGGTTCAGGAGTCATTGGGTCTGTATCAAATTTAAAAGGAGTTGCTGTTGCAAAAGTCATAGGGACTGCACCTAAAGGTGTACCACCTCCACTGGCAATAGTAGAGAATAAAGATGACTCGCCAAAAGGTGTAAACTGTACCATTATAAAGTTCCCATTTGTGCTTTTCTATTCATCTTTTCTCTTTCCATTTGTAACTCTGCTATCATTTCTTGTTTTTTTAATTCTAACTCGGCTACTTGTTCTTGTTTTTTTAATTCAAGTTCAGCTTCCATCTTTTCTTTTTTCAATTGCAATTCAGCAATGTTCTTTTCTCTGTCAGCTTGTATTTGTTGTTGTGTAGCAATAAGCAACGGGTTTTCTTGCATTGGGTCTTTAGGCTGTTCAGGAGGAAGTGTTTCGGGATTTGTAAAAAATTCCTGCGGGGATTTAAACCCAGCATTATGAACCATGCGCTCTAACGTATTGTAGATGTTTTGTTCATTTGCTAATTTACTACCTGACATCATTATTTTTTCTTGGATGCCTAAAATCTGACCTAATATTTGAAGCCGTTGCTCATGGCTTCCCGTTCCTAACCCCACGTTTATTGTTAAATTAAATTTATTTTTCCACTCTCTTGGGTCTATTGGAACGTAATTGTTTCTAATCTTTATTACTTTTTTATAATCTTGATATTGTGTTGTTAATTTTAACAAACAATTCATCAAATCTTTAATACCTGTTTCTGCAAACACTCTAGCAATCGTTTCAATTCTTTGGCCTGCGCTTTGCATTGCTTCTCTAACACCAGTTGCCGTAGTATGTGATTTCTGAATTGTGTTAGGGTCCAAGCCTTGTTGCATCCTGCTAATGCCTGAACGTTGTTCTTTTATTTGATCAACTTTCTCCATCATTGCCAAACCTTCTTGCATAAAGTTTTGTGCTTGTAATGGAACAACAGCATTAGGTGATTTAACTCTTACAATGTTGCCTGCGCGCGATTGTAGTAAGTCATCAAGATTTACTTGTGAGTCAACAGCCAATACGCGTGAGTTGTTCATTAGAAAAGCGTTGTCAAGTAACTGACGTAGAAGTACACTTTTTATTTGCTGTAAATCCATAACAAGGTCTGCAACACTCATACCAAATAAACGGTGAGGGTTGATGATCGGTGTTATTGTTGAAAACGGAATATACGATATTTCTTCGACATCTAATATTTCGTTAGTGTCTCCTACAGTACAAACTTTTATTAATTCAGCAACACCATCATTGTCAATGTCGGTGCGCAAATAACATTCAGTATATAATATTTCACGCATGGATGGGTCTGCGTTTTCATCCATGTAACTTTCTTCATCAAAAAGATTACGGCTTAATGTTTCTTCATTCCATGTTGAATTAGCATAAGACGGTATATCTTCTATTTTTTTTCTATCGTAACCTTCACCAATTAAATCAGATACCGTTTTTTTAATACGGTGCGCTACAAAAGGTGCGTCTGCAATATTCTTACATCTTTTTGATAAAAGCATTTCTTCGGGAGGAACGTTTTCAATGCAAATTTTACCTGATGATGATTTACGTTTAACATCAACGTTAAAGACAGTTTGGGTGTCTGCCATTTCGCCTTGTTCAGTCATCACCATTTTTTCTTCAATGACTTCTTCAACGTCAACTACTTCAACAGCATCATCTATTAATAAAGCCTGATATTCTATCTCTGTAAGGCCTTTATAAGACTCTTTGAGGAATTCATCCTCGTATTTATAATAATGCTTTATAAACCCATTTTTTTGGATTAACGCATCTTTGAACCACGTATAAAATATTTTCCAGCCGTCATTTTCTTTAAATATTATGTGGTTTATGTATTCGGTGGCTTGCTTGGATGCTTCTTCATCTTCAGGACCTACAGGTTCAAATTTAACAATATCGTCTCCTGCGGTAAAGATACGTAATAAACTTGGAAGCACGCTTTCTACGGCTTCTAATACATCACTACTTATAACTTGTGATCTGCCTTCTACTTCATTACCAAATGGCTCAGAATTGTAATAATCTAAGGCTAGGGAACGTTCTTGGACTAGTTTACCGTTTTGATAGCCTAATGCATCAGTAGTTTCGCGTGTAATAGTGCCTTTTAGTTCTTGTTCTTTTTTTTTGCTTAATTTCATTGATTATTATATTGTTGTAGTGTAACAGTGTTATATGACTAAATTTCAATTTAGAAAATTACTAAAATTTCTTGGTATATCCCAAGGGAAGCTGGCGAAGGAAGTCGGTATTACCCGAACAGCCGTCGGTAATTATTTTAATGGCCGTAGGCCCGTGAATAACCAGTTGGCTTGGGG